GGGTGTGGTCACCACTGCCGGCAACTGAGGACCCGGCACCGGTGCACCCACCTGACCGGGCAGGTCGGGCACCTTAGGCGGCTCGGGCAGATCACCAAACGTGGTTTCTATGTTGATGCCGGGGATCTTATTGGCCATCTCGATCAGGCCATTGATTGCGCCCTTGACCGTAGACAGGATGCTGTCCCAGGCCGTTTTGGCGATGCCTGACCAACCGCCCATCGAGTCGAACCAGCTGGACAATTTGGCCATCTGATCGCTGATCCACTGGAACGCGGTGGTGTTCATCAGTGCGGCGCACAGCTCGTCCCAGTAAACGACCGCTGCGACCACGGCAGCGGCCAGCAGGACAATGCCGGCCACGATCAGCAGCACCGGATTGGCCAGCATGGCGGCGTTAACCAGCCAGATCGCGCCCTGCCACAGCAACATGCCGACACGCACGATCGCCATCCAGGTGTACAGACCGATCAGACCGACCACAAAAGCCGCAACCATGACCGTGTGGAACAGGAACATGGCGATCGATTTGAAGCCCTGCCAGGTGAGCAGCTTCCACACGGTGAGCATACCCAGCCAGACCATTTTGCTGACACCAACCACCAGGGTCAGCAGCGACATCGCGGCGATGAAGCCAAAGACCACCAGCGTGGTGATACCGATAAGCCGGGTGATGTTCGGGAACAGTTGCGTCCAGCGAGTCAAGGTCTTGGCAATGCCCACCAGACGTTCCATCAGCGGTGTCAGCGTCGGAATCAGGGACTGGCCGAAGGCGATGCGCAGCGCTTCAACGGCTTTGCCGAACTGCTGCCAGGGGTCGACCATGGCCTTGGCCATCTTCTCGGCGTTCTCCAGGCCCCGGATCTTGCCCAGCTCAGCAATGCCGTTGCGCAATCGATCGGTGTCCTTGGCCAGTGCGCCGATCACCTGGGCACCTTCACCGCCGAATACTTCCATCAGCTTGGTGCCGGCAGCAGCGCTGGTCAGGTCGCCGTACTTGCCCTGCAACTTGTCCATGATCTGCAGCATGGGCAGTGCATTGCCGGCGGCGTCCGTGAAGCTCAGGCCAGTTTTCTCGGCAGCCGCGCTGAGGTTTTCGAAAAACGCCTTGTAGCGCCCGCCGGCATCGCCGCCTTCCATGGTGCTGGACAGCGTACCGACCACCGCCATTTGTTCGGCAAAGCTGACACCGGCCTGGGTGGCGATCGCCCCTACTTCCTTGAAGGCGTCTTTCAACTGGGCACCGTCGGTGCGGAATAGCTTCACCGCCAGCGCGGTCTGGCCGGTCAGCTGCTGCGCCCATTCCACCCGGCCCATCTTGTCTGCCTGGGACTTGAACAGGTTGTACATGGTGCCCAGGTACGCGCCGGTCGTTTCGGCGTCGGATTTGGTGACCTTGGCCAACAGATTGCTGGCACTGGTGATGGTGGCCAACTGGCCGCCGACCAGGCCCTTGATCGCGCCATCGATGACGCGTGACGACGCCACGAACTCGGCAGCGCTAGTGGCGTAGGTAATCGAGAATTCGAGGGCCGTCCGGTTCAGCGAAGCCAGCGCGTCTTCAGTGGTGCCCAAGGCGCGTATGTCGCCCAGCGCCCGGTTCACTTCCAACGCCGGTTCCAATGATTCGGTGATGGCCTTGCCCGCCCCCACCATGCCGGCCAGGCCTGCGCCCATCTGAATGATGTTCTGCTGGCTCTTGGCGGCAAGGTCGCTGAAGCTGGTTTTCACCTTGCCCAACGGGGCACTGACCTTGTCGGTCAGCTTCAGGATGAAAGCCAGGCGGGCGGAACGGTCAGCCATCAGGGTTATCCGTTAAAGGCAGTGGAAATGCCGTTGGCGACGGCAATTTCCATGCGTCTCCAGTGTTCGTCTTCAAGCCACTTGGCGGTGCCCATGCTTTCAATCGTGGGTTCAGCGCCAGGCAGCCAGCGTTGGGTCAGGGCCAGCAACTGGCCCAGCCCGTCCTGGGTCAGCCCTTCGGCATGTTCGAGGGCTTTTTTACGATCACTTCAACGTCCGGCGAATACTCTTCAAGCAACGCGCCGGCCAGGGTCATGGTGGTGATCGGGTTTTCCAGCAGCGCTTTCAGTGAGGCCTTGTCTTCGTCCTTGACGGTGCCCATCAGCAGGTTGTGGGCCGGCGCGACCTTGTTGGCCTGGGTGGTGGCGTTGAAGTACTTGGTGATCACCTGCGGGGTCAGGTTGAACGTGAATTCCTTGTCGCCACGTTCCAGGGTGATGCTGCGGTTTACTTCGCTCATGTCTGTGTTTCCGTAAGGTTGAGTTGTAAAGGGTCAGGGTTGTGCCGGCGTGCGTTGCACGACCTGGCGGATGTAGTCCTGCAGGCCGAGGATCATTTGCCGGCTGAGGGCAAGCTCGTCTCTGAGGGTGAAATAATCCGATCGAGAGTCTGCTGCGAGTTCGGCGCTGCCTGCATCAGCCAGGCCGGTGGTGCCGGCGGTACCGGGCATTGCGGGGCAGAAAGCTTTGATGCGCAGCCGGTAACTGCCATCAGCAACAGCAAGCTGCAGAGTGTTGATTTGAGCGCGGGCACGATTCAGTTCCTCGGTGTGGTGGGTATCGAGCTGGTCCCGCGCTGCCAGCTGATCGCGGGCCAGACGCGCCGCCTCTCGCTCGGTGTGCAGATCTGCAGTGGCGTCGGCCAGATCAGCGCGGGCAGCGACGAGCTGGTTGCCCTGGTACTCGAAAGCGCACCAGGTCAGCAGACCGACCACCAGCAAAAACAGGGCAAGGCGCAGCGGGCTGATGGTCATTGCAGGCACAGCCTCATTTCGGCCAGCCGGCGGTTGTGCAGGCCACGAACAAAGGTCTTGCGGCCATCGGCACCGGTTACATAGGCCCACACTGGTGTCGTGCCGTCAGAAGCCCAGGCTAGCGCTTTGCAGCCCTCGGCAATGCGACCCGCATTGATCAGGCCCACCGCACGGCTCGCGCACGTCGTCGGCACGCCAAAGTTGTGGCCATGGCTGCTCAAGGCGTCGAACGTGTTCTGCCCGATCGCCTGATTGGTCACGCAGTCGGCCAGGCTCAACTGGCCCTTGGCGATGGCCAGGCCTTCCACCTCGGCGCAGCGCGCATCCGACCAGTATTCACCGACCACCACGGGATCCGGGCTGGTGTGCTTGGTGATGCCCTTGCAGACCGTGGGCAAACCACTGGCCAGCTTGTCGGCATACACCACGTTCTGGCCGTTGCCTTCCCAAGTCCCCAGGAAGGCGGTCAACGTGCCGCTGCAGAGCAGCAGGACGCCTGCGGTGATCTTGACCCGCAGGCTCATGACTTGACCCTCCAGTCCCGCAGCATCTGGCGGTACTTGGGGATCAGCAGCAGGATCTGCAGCACCATGTAAAACGCGGTCAGCATGTAGGCCACTGCGGACCAGTCAACGGCACCGGTCGCACCGGTGGCGGCGACGCCGATCGCGGGCGACGCTTTTACCAATGCAATAGCGGTGTCCTGAGCAGCTTGATTGGTGCTCATCGACGAAGCCCCTTTTCAGTCAGGGTTTGGCAAGGCACGCAACGAGTCATGCCACCCAGCGCCTGGCGTGCTGGCGGGATATCTTTGTCGCAGTCCTGGCAATGGGTGAGGCTCGGTCCGCTCGCTCGCGGCTTGGCCAACTGAGCCGCAATGGCCTGGTCACGTTGACGCTGCTCCAGAGCCTGCGCACGATCGAACGGGCAGACCATTACGTCAGGCCCTCGATTTCAGCAGCAGCCAGGTACGGCACGCCGTTGATCTTGATGAAGTCCGGACTGGTGACGTCGAACGGAACCTTGTGGGTGTTTTTCGCCCCGCCTTTCGGATCGATGCTCAGCAGGCTGGACACACGGACCTTGCAGCCGAACGCCTCAATGCGCAGCTCCTCTTCGCCGGCCTTGGCGAAGAACACGATGTCGAACGGCTCCAGCTCGCGGAAACTGCCCGCAGTCTTAGCCTGCTCGATCAGCAGATTGAAGTTGGTGGTGTCCAGCTCCAGTTCGCCAGCTGCAGCGACATCGCCATCGACGTGGCCATTGGGCACGCCCTTGTGCTGTTGTCCGTGATGTCGATGGTACCGGCCTCGACGTGAACGAGCAGATCGCCCAGGTTCACGTCGAAGTTCTTACCGCCAATTTTTGCGGCCATGGGTTACTCCGAATCCGTAACGGAAAGGTCCAGCGCGATGTTCGCAGTCAGGTCTTTCGGGCAGTTGAGGGGGCGCAGCTTGAGGTAGGCCACGACAGAGGTTTTGCTCGTCCAGGTCAGCACGATGTCGCCGTCCTTGGGCTGCTCAATCTCGCCCGGGAATACCTGGCCGGCGAATTTGGTGGACTTGGCCATCGCGCGCAGCGGGGCCATCAGCTTGGACGTGGTGGTCGCTATGCTGTTGGCCGAACTGTTCAGGGTGCGATCGCCTACGTAGCGGATCAGCAGAGCGCGCACGCGGCGTGCTGCCTTGTCCACGACACGCAGGTTCTCGATCACCTGGAAGTCACTGCCGGGGGTGTCCAGCATGTTGCCGTCGCCCCAGTAGGTGCCCGGATAGTCCGGGTACGTCTGCGGCACAGACAGACGCGCTGCGTCGAGCTGCGAAAGCACCGCGGTGCTCAGCGGGATGCCGTCCATGTCTTTGGGTTCAGCGCCCAGGCCCAGGACCGCGCCGGTGGCAACGCGCATCGGAGTGTCGGCAATGCTCACTGCGGCATTGGCCAGTCGACCGGCAAGCACGCCTAGGTTATTGCCGTGCAGTTGGGGTACCGGCAGAACCCGAGGCGCAACCAAGCCGCCGACGATGGCTTTCTGCTCGACAACGTAAGCGCTCCAACTCAACTGCGGAGCAATGCCGGCAGTCGCGGCGAGCACGAAGACGCGGCGGCCCAGCTTGTTGCTCAGGTCATTGGCTGCAACGTGCATCGCTGAAAGCTCGGCCTGAGAGGTCACCGGATTGACGATCACCACAGCTTCGAAGGAATAACTGCGGATGGCGCTCTCAAGCGCCTGTTGCCAGGTGGTTTCGCCCGCGATCGGAGCGGCGATGCAGGCCCAGCGATCACCGCCGTTGCTGCGCGCTGCCAGGATCTGGGTTTTCAGGTCGCTGTCTGCAACGCCCAGCTGGACGTCCAGATCACTTTGGGTGTCCAACGGGACCAGCTTGCCGACGTTCTTGGCGGCGGGACCGATGAACAGGAAATAGCGTTCGATCTCGCTCACGGCACCCTGGCCGAGGTTGAGATTGTTAACGCTGACTTTGCCGAGTGCCATAAAGCGGTGCCTCGTTAGCGGGGTGAATTAAGGATTTGTTGCAGCACCAGGTTCACCAGTTGGCTGGTTTCGCTGTCGCTGGCACCGAGGAACTGACGCGCAGGCAGCTTGATGTCCCAGCTTTGCGCACCGGTGGATTCGGCTCGTTCGTCGTCCAGGACGCGGATCAGCAATCCCGCCCGGGCGTAGTTCAGGTGTTGCTGGATCCACGCCACGGATGGGCGGGTCAGGGTCTTTTTGCCTTCCTGCCGGGTCTTGAAGCCCAGACGACGCAGGGTCTTGGCCTGCTTTTCGGTAGCGGCGGTGCCCGGCGGAACCTTGTTCCACTGGCGCATCTGCGCGGCCGTGCGCCGTTCGGAAACACCGTTGTGCTGCTGCGAAGCAACCCAGCGGGTCAGCGTGTTACGCCAGCCCAGCTCGGCTTCGGTGCCGGACAGTCGGGTGACTTCGAGCAGCCTGCCCAGCCCCGCTTCCATCTTCTTTTTGCCCTTGGACGTGTCCTTGCGGGCTTCAAACGGGGTGCCATCCAGGTTCTGCTGATTGCGGATCCGCTGGCGGCTCAGGCTACGCACACGCTTTGTCACGTTGTTCAGCAGGCGTTTACGCTTGGGCGTCGGCAGACCCAACAGGGCCAGCAGATCCTGCGCGGCGAGCATGCCGCGAATGTCCAGATCGAACGTGCTACGCGCCATGGCTAGTCACCTCGCCGGTTTCCGCAACCCACAGTTCAAACGGCACGAACGACCAGGTACTGCCAAAGGCCTCGATCTCGCCAGCAGGATCCTCTGCCAGGTACTGCGCCTCGGTGAACTGCAGCTTGATGTCGACGTCGGCCAGGTCGTTGTCGAGCATGACCACGTCGAACACCACGTTTGGCAGACCGTCGCGGTCCTGGTCGTGGGTTTCCAGCCAGCTGCCTACCAGGGCAAACAGGCGCGCCGGGTGATCCGCGAACCGTTCGATCGAGATGGTCGCGCCGTAATTCATGTCACCCATGTGCATGCCTTGGGTGTCAGGTTTCCAGACCAGCTCGACCTGCACCTGGTCGGTCCAGCTGTCGAGCTGCTCAGGTGCAACCAATTGGCGCTCGAGCAGGTAGGCGGTCAACGCCTTGAGCTTGATCACAGCAGGGCCGCCGTGATGCGACCACGGCCCTGCAGCGACCGCACAGCAGCCTGGCTGAAAGCGAGGAAGGTTTCGGACCGCTCTGGCAATTCCTTGCCTACGTTTTCGGCACTTTCGCGGCGATTGACCGTGGCGAACTGGGTCAGCAGGCTGGCTTTGGCGCGGCTGTAGACGGCGCGCTTATAGGTCGCCGCTTGAAAGGTGCGCTCTGGCAGAACGGTGGTGTTTGCGGACGCCACGCTGGACACGCCAGCGCCCTGCCAGCGCGCTTTTAACTTGGCCAGGTCGGCGTTGACCTCGACCATGGCCGTGGTCAGGTCAGCCACCAGCAAGTCCACTAGGTATTCCGCTGGCAGGCGGTAACCTTTTTGAAACTCCGCTATAGAAAGATCAGGCCAAAAGCCGTCGTTGAGAACTGATTGTTCAACAAAAATGCCGGACCTACCGGAAAAGCTCATACACTCCCCCTACACGCGATAGAGGACTGCGAGTCATGAACGATGACGAAGAAAGGCTTGAATCGCTGAGCGCGAGACTTAAAGAGCGCCAAATGGCTGAAAAATTTAAGATTCAGGACATTGAAAACAAGCTTGAGCAGGCGGAAGCCATGACGCTGAGACTGCTTGATAGCAGTCATGGCGAGACAGACAGCATCGAAGAGGTGCGGGTAATCGCTGAAACCTGCGTCACTGTACTTGCAGAGTGCGTTCAGGTTTTGGGAGTCAATGACGTGAAGATCACTGCAACCTTTTCTGATGGGAATGTGCCGAAAAGTAAACTTTTGCAATAATTCGCTACCATCCTCAAGGAACCGTTCGTCTGTTGGCCATGAAGGTTTGCTAGAAAAGTTCATACACTTTTCCCGCCTGCAATGGAGGACTGCGAGCCATGAGCGATGGAAAAGGAAAGTTTGTATCTCTGAAAGCACGGTTTAAAGAGCGCCTTACGTCGGCAAGGCGTAAGCAACAAATTCTTGATAGACGAATTGAGGAAGCACATGCGATGGCGATAATGTGCCTTCGCACTCAGAAAGTTCATCCTGATGCGGTCAAGGAGGCATTGAAGCTTACTGACAGGTACGTCAGCACTCTGAATGACTGCGTTCAAGTCCTTGGAGGCAGCCAGGTGGAAATCACTGCGACCTTCCCGGACGGAAAAGTAATAATAGATAAGCTCTTGAAGTGATTCTTTAATGAACTTATATCGCCGTTCGTCCATTAATCTCTGAGTTATGCAGGAAAAGCTCATACTCTTCTCCAGCAAACAATGGAGGAGTAAGGCAAATGGACGATATAGGAAAAAAGATTATTTATCTGGAAGAAAAACTTAGAGAGCGTGAGCTGGCCATAAAACGCCACCAACATCTCAGGGAGAAAAAGCTCAAGCAGGCACACAGGCTTGCGCTTATGAGCCTTGAAACCAGCGAAGACCTGCATCCAGACGCCGTCACAGCGGCGTTGAATATCTCTGACAAATATATGAACACTCTGAGAGAGTGTATCCAGGTTCTTGGAGGCAGCGATCTGCGAACGATAGCAACTTTCCCCGAGGGAGAGCTTGAGATCAACAAACTTTCGCAGTGACCCGCTGAACATAGAAACCTCTCAAAGCCTTGCCATGCGCAAGGCTTTTTGCATTAGAGGCGGGAAAACTGTTTCAGTGGGTCAGGGCCATAAATGGTTGGCTCACATCCACAGTTTCTCGCCGGGGGGGGGGGG